ATCTGCAAAATTATTGATGACTAACCAGCCATTCAGCCGTGTAGCTGTAAAACTGGGTATAAACTAAAATCTCATTTTTTGCCAGTTGTGGTTTGTCCATTTTGCTCGTTATTTGGTTGTGGCAATAAATCTTTTGCCTTTTCGTTTTCCTGCCTCAAATTCTCAATATTTTGGTGCCAATCACCCACGCCCAAATCACGGGCGGCCTTTTCCCTTGTTGTCAAGAGGTTGTTTATCTTTAATACCTCTGCATTAACCTCTTTCACAGGGTCGACGTGTGGCATATTAACACCGATAAACTCTGATGTCTTAAAGGCTGCGATCATTTCGTAATCACCTTTAATCATTGAGGTGATATAACCGGGTGTGTTTATTTTACCCAATAACACCCGCGTGTCAAGCCAAAATTCATAAATTGGCTTGTAAAATTCCTTTGCAAAAGTATCACGGTCAACTCTAAATTTAAACTCAGTCATCTTTGATGCCATTCGAGACGCTGAGTAATTGCTATTAAAACGGCTCATCGCAACTTCGGGTGCAACACCCATGGTTGCGCAAATGATGTCAAAGTTTGTTGAAAAGAAATCTTTGAATGATATTTCAGCTTCGTTTTTGTGTGCGTGCAACGATGCTCCGGGAGGCAAGTTGAATGCCTGTTTATTGGTTGTCATTGCTATGCGTGTAGCTAATGTATCACCCGTACCACGAGAAGACTCCGGCACGGTTGGCTGTCCGCTTAGTGAAGCCTGCTTAACTGCATTGGTGAAAATGTTTTCACCTGATCCATCTTTATCATGTTCAATAGTAAAAGCTACCTTTGCGTTCTCCTCAGCGCTTGAAACGGTTGCATCCTTGTACCGGCCTAACTTCTTTAGCTCTTCCAATACAACAGCAAAAAGAGGCATCCCACGCCTGTCATTTAACCGGTATTTAAACCCGTACATCAGCCACGCCATGGGGCGTTTTGTTTTGGTGTTAAATGCTGCAATCCTCTCAAATCCACCTTTATCATCCTGCACATAGAAGGCAATATGTTTGCCTTTTTTATCCACCTCAACACCTTCTTTGATGGTGTTGCCAGCTATTCGCGCCTGTTCAGCCCAAACGCCCGATGTTGGATTCATTATGTGCAACCCGTCAATTAGTTGAACGGTTGGATAATTGCCATCATAACGCATGATTACAAGGACGTCACCCCCAACAATAGCATTTAAACAAGCCTCAAAAGCGATTTGGTGCAAGTCCTGCATTTCGGAAAATGATGCCCGTTTGGATGATGCAAATAATTGCCACATATCCTCAATTTCATCCGTGAAATTATCACGGCTAAAATCGGGATATATCTTTTTGATGTATTTTTCGAGTGGTTCTGAATTGAGCGTTAACCCTTTACCGACAACCCATAACAGATAATTTTTGATGATTATCTGTGTGATGTCGCTTTCGTAAAATGATTGCCAGCTCCTTATTGCCAGATTGCGAAAATCGGGGGTGTAATTTATCGGGAACCCTAAATCACCATAATTTCGCTCTCCATCCCAACTATCGTAAACGGACGGGTAGGGTTTATGTGAGTAGTCGCCATAAGCCTGCATTTCGCCACTTGCAATGTTTTTTGCAAGTAACTCAGCGTGAGTAGGTTGTTTTTTACTAAAAGGATTAGGGAACTTCATTTTAATAACGTTGTCGTAAATTAAACGATTTGGCATCCCTTAGAGATACAATATTGGTGTTTGATAATCGTGATGCGAGCCTATTATAGATAAATTCGAAACGGTCTATCGCTCTGGCTATTGTAGTCGGGTCACGATAGGCCGTTCTGATGGTCACTTGACCATCATTTAATGAGTAATCAGCTATATTGACATCACCAGCCGCAATAATCATTTGATTTTCAAGCGCAACAATGATCTGTTTCAGCCTGTCAAGGCGAGCCAGATCATCCGTTGTAGCTGCAATGTAAAATGATTCGCTTTCGTATAATGCCATTTGATCTAAATAGTTGATAGCAAAGATACAATTATTTTTTATTTTCCCATCACAATCGAAACAAAGGTATGCCAAGTTGGCTTCCTAATTTTCTGTTCAGCACAAACCAAATGAACAAAGATGTCCCGGACGGCCATGTTATATAGTTCGCAATCCCAAAAGTGGTTTTGTGCGCTTGAATGTTTTTTCACCCAACGCGCTGCGACCGCTGTTCCATCGTCGTTAATTTTCACGTCCCGTCGTTCAGCTCCATATTGGTTAAAAAAGTCAAAAGTAAATTTTCCCCCTTCAGGCTGTGGAAAATTCATAAATCCAAACGGCTGCGCCCCTTCCTTATCATGCCATGCAAGCCCAATCCGTTCGCTCAAAATATCTTTTAACCGGTTTGATTGCAAAACATACAGTCCGCCGCGTTCTGCACTCTCTTTGAATAGGGCTAAATTGGAGTCATAAGGGGTGTATTTGTTATCCTCCTGACCTTTTAATCCAACAATCAACGGCGAACGCTTCATAAATTCATAAGCAAATACGGTGTGAAAGCCGGTGTCAACGCCTGTTATCAAGGCTTTTATTTGCTTCCCATCATCAGTTTGCCACACCCGATCCACTACATCATGCCAGAACGGCTCCCAAACACAGTTACGCGCCTCATTGCGATAAGTTAGTATTTCCCGTTCGTCTTCAGCCTTTGATCTTCGCCCCTGATAACTACCAATTGATCCGTGGTCTATTGCGTAAGATGTGCCGGTCTCAGACCATCCCACAACTAGGTAATCCAAGCGAGCATCATCCACAGTGCCGTTCAAGTCACAGGCAATAGTGATTAATACTATGTTCCCGTTCCCGTCTTCTTGTGCCAATTTATTCGGCACTACGCCAATTCGATACTCATTACGCGTGTTAACTGCTAAGCTGGTCACGTCTACGCTCCGGCCTAATTCTTCAAATGTCTGTCCCAAGCAAATGTTTTTAAAGGTTTTCAATAAGTGTATTATAGGTTTCCCGCCGTTTTCTTTCGGCCAAACGTCACACCAATCCTGTGCGAATTGCGCCCAACTATACGCCCCTGGGGGTGCATATAGCCCGGATATGTGATAACTTCTAAAGTGTGCAGCTTTTGCCGTGGCTGTTGGTCTCCATTCTCCATGCAGATTCATCTTATATTTATGCTTCTCATCAATAAACCCGCCGCAATGCTCACAGACATAGCCTACTGATTCAGGATAAACCATCCCTGTATCTGCATTTTGCTCGTAAACAATGCCGGCTTTCCCTGTTTTGATGATTGATTTATCCACGTCAACCGACCATTGCAGCCGCTGAAATTCGCCACACATGGGGCAAGGGAGAAAGTAATATCTTTGATCACCCTTTAAAAACAAAGGCTCAATAACGGATGTTTGCTTTGTTACAGGGGTTGATATATAAAAGATTTTGGCTGTGTCTCCAAACGTTGTAAAACGTCCATCAACCAATTTAACCAGCGACCCCTCCCTTTCATCGGCCATTTTTGCAGAATCTAAGTCATCGAGAAAACCATACTTTGCGGAAAATTGACGCATCTTATGCGCAGCCTTTACAGATGTGGCCAACAGCCGCCCCCCGTAAAATTCTTTCATCTTTTCAGTGTCACCAGTCCTCTGGTTCTTTTGCTTATTTGCCCCGCTATGAGCTCCAATCAAATGACGAACTCCCATTGAATCAATTGCAGGATCTATCTTTTGTGTCATTGCAGTCCTGACCAATTCATCATCAGCGGCCATCAATAATATGTTTGATGGTGATTGGCTTATGATCCAAGGGATTGCGTTTTCAATTACTCCTGTGGAAAAACCTATTTGAGCAGCTTTCATAATTGCTATCTTAGTAACCGGTACTTCGGCCATCAAGCAATCAAGCGGCTCGCGTAAATAAGGGGTTAAATCAAAAGAGTATTTTCCTGACCAACGCGTTTCACCTGTACCCATATACCGGTTCTGATCTGCAAATTCAGACGGTTTGATCCTTGATACGGTCGTATTTATTGAGGATAAAAAGTCAAGACTTTTATTTAGTGTACTCATAACTGTGTATTTTCGTCTTTTAATTTAACCTCAAGTTCTTTAATTGTTCTACCGCTTGCTGCGTTCATTAACCCTTCGAGCATCGCAATATATTCGGCTTTGTCTTCCAGTGATATTTTATGGATATCCAAAATCCGGTGCATCCATGTTTCAATATCGCGAAACAGACCCTTTGAGTAGCTGCTCATGTATGCTGACACAATTCCTTTTGCGGTGTCAATGTTCAGTAGCTTGCCTTGTTTTTGTTCAATCTCTATTTTAGCCTTCTTAATCCCCAACTCCTTTAGCGTTACCTCCGCCTGTAATTTTCTTTCTTGCAGATTTGATCGATTGCCTGTTGGTTCATCATCGGGTTCATCGTCGTTAACCATGCGTTGCGATGGGTGCGGGCTTGTGCTGGCAAGAAAATGAGTTTTAACCTCTTTAACCTTCTTTATTTTCTCAGTCTTTTGAGGTATGTAGTTTGGATCAGCGCATTTCTCAATATAACTTTTACGCATTTGATCAAACCACTGCTTATTGATAGGGTTATCAAGGTCGAATTTCTTGGTCGTTTCATCTCGTATCAAAACGCCGCGATCCTTATAAACATTGATATATTGCCGGCTTTGGCCGATCATGTCCCCTATCTCTTGTGACGAAAAAAACTGCATAGTTGTAGGTCTAAATGAAAACAAAGATACTGTTTTCGTCACAAAGTAAAAACTTTCGAAAACAGGTTAAAAACGCTGAACATAAGTATAGAACGGGGTTGGCACATAT